CTGTTGTCTGACCCAAAGCACTTTGTCTAGCAGATATATCAAAATCACCAGATTGAATGTATGCATCAATTGATGTTGTACCAGAACTATTGACTTGATCGGTTCCGGTTTCATGAGCATAGTAAGTGGATGCGCCATAAGTTGCCGTTATACCTTGTATCGGAAAATTAGGTATAGCCGTTTTATCATATTCAGTTGCATATGGTAAATCAAAAACACCTTGATCAATGTAAGAACTTCTCGCTAGAGAACTGGTTGTCCAACAGTTTTCTCCGTAGTTATATGTTACACATCTATTAATTTGATCAAAACCACTTTTTGCATAAAACCAATTTATTTCAGTGTATAAAGTATTGTGTTCTGCATATATTATATCGCTTGCATTATAATTAATTCCTAAATTATCTCCTGTAGTTGTAAATACAAAGTCTTCAACTAAACATGGTATAGATTTAACTGTACCATCATACATAAAAAATCCACCTTCACCTGACATCCAAAACACAACACCATTAGAATAACTAAGTGCGTTTTGTCCAATCAATCCACAGTTGGTACCAACTTGTCTAACACTAAATGTAAAAGGTGGTCCAACATATTGAATGACATATGCAGAATTATCTGTTAAAACTAATGTGTAGTCTTTACCAGACACTGCTCCTACAATTTTATTACCTTTATCAACTCTAAATGTTCCTGCAGTATTCGTTGCTGTTGGATTATAAGTATTAAAATCTTCTTGATTAGAAAATCGTATAAACATTGGATCTTGAGTCGTTGGATCACCAATGGTTGTTTCTGTTCCAAAATGAAATACATGTCTATCTCTATCCGATACTTGTGTAAGCCTTGATGAGGTAGGTGCACCGCTCATAACTGTTGCTCTAATTCCTCTTGCACCTGATGTTCCTGCGTTCCATGTAAATGTTTTATTATTATGAATAGTTGCAATTAATATTTGACCAAAGTTATCTAAACTCCAGAGCCCTGGATCTAGAACCACGTCACTGGTCGCACTTTCAGTTCCCCATGTGCTTGAACTCCATGTGTCTGTACCCCAACCTAAACCTGCAGTTTGAAATGTCGGACCTACAACTATATAAGGATCTATTTGTGCAGACCCTGTTCCAGAAGTCGTGCCTGCTGAATTAGAAGGCATGGTAATTTCAAACGTGTTTGCAGTTTTATTTAAAACCTCAAAAGTATTATCTTCAAAATCAGATGTTGCATAACCCGAGCCTGTTGGAACTGTAACACTAGAAAAGGTTACATATTGTCCATCCGATAAACCATGTGCTGTTTTATTTACAGTAACTGTAGCAGAACCAGATGTTGCATCAAAATCAGCTCCAGTGATTGCTGTATCTAAAGGTGTAATGTCAAAAAACTGTTCTTCATAATATAAGAATAAACCTTGTGATGTACCAATTGCTACATATTTTTCGCCTGCTAAAGATGTCCACGAATGTTGCGCACGCGCTACGCCGGGTAATGTTAAACTTGAAGTCGTAAGTTGATTCCAACCCCCTATTTTTTCAGGTAGTCCGTATCTAAATCTAACAAAATCACCATCAACCCATTGAGATTCGGCTCCAGAATCTGTGACCATTTTGTTAAATCCAGGCTTGAAATTTAATTTTTGTAGCATATAGTAGCTTATATATTAAAAATATAGAGAATGAAAGATACAATATAATGTCCTTTGACCATAAAATAACAGATTTAAAGTATCGAATTAATGGATTAGTTCCTAAAAATCTTTGTCAAAAACTAATAGAAACCTTTGAAAAATACTCTGAATTATCGGGTCCAGAGCAAAGTTATAAATATAAAGATAAAAAAATTAAATTAGACAATTTTAACTGTCTAAATTTATCACGAATTACTAATCCCAATAAAGATATAAAAGAAGCTTTAAATATATCTGAAATGTATTTATCAATAATGATAACTAATTATGTTTTACATATTCAAAAAAATATATGTCCTACTTTTGATAATGCTTCTATTAGCAAAACGGATAATATTCGTATTATGAGATACAAAAAAGGAGAATGTATTGAAGATCATACTGATGTAGGAGGAAATATAAGAGCTTCTTGTACCTTAAATTTAAATGAAGATTATGAAGGAGGAGAGTTTAGATTCTTTAATGGTCAAGTAAAAGAGTGTTTTAAAACTGGAGATAGTATGTTGTTCCCTGCAGAATTAATTTGGATTCATGGAACTGAGCCTGTAACAAAGGGTGTTAGGTATTCAATAAATTGTTTTTTAGGGTCATGAAATTAGTGTACTCAATACCAGATAAACTATATTATATACAAAATTTTTTAGATTATTCTTCATATAAAAAATTACATTATGATGTATTTAAAAGTAACTTAGTATCGTTAGAATCAACAAAAAATAAATGGCATAAAGATTTAAAATATGGTTATACAAATTTTGTTGATAGCACTAGTTTAGATATTAATTATCCACCTCTTCAAAAAATAAAAATACTGTTGGAAAACAATTTGTTTCATAAATTAAAAATTAAAAATTATATACCGTTAATTCATTCTATGAAAAATGGTTCTGGTATTAATTGGCATGATGACATCGGGCATTTATATGGTATAACATACTATATTAACAGAAGATGGAATCCTATGTTTGGAGGTGAATTTTTATTTACAGATAAAAAAGCTAATGGTTTTATACCTTTAATCGGTAATTCATTGGTTATTGTAAAAGCTCCTTTAAAGCATAAAGTAACACCTGTTACGGGTTCAAAAATTCCTAGAAAAACAATTCAAATATTTATACATAATGAAAATAAAAGAAAAAACAGTTGACATAAATAATTTTATAGGTGTTTATGATAATTACATTACTGAACAAGAATGTAGTAAAGCTATTGAATTATATGAAGATCAAAACAAATTTGAAAAAACTATAAGTAGACTTAATTTTGAAGGAGCATCTATTTTAAGTAAACAAGATAAACAATTTTTTGCGGTGCCAAACAACCTAGATATCTGGTGGGAACAATTAAAACCCATAATGGTTAACTTTGATATAGCCTGGAGTCATTACTGTGAAACCACAGGAGCAAATGATGCTTATGATGATAAGTTTCATTTCACAGATTTAAAGATTCAAAAAACATTACCTACAGAAGGATATCATATTTGGCATATAGAACATAATAAAGGATCTGCTAATGAAAAAAGAGCCTTTGTTTTTTCTATATATTTAAATGATGTTGAAGAAGGAGGTGAAACAGAATTCTTGCATTTTTCAAAAAGAGTTAAACCTAAAAAAGGCAGAATAGTTATTTGGCCAGCAGGCTTTCCATATTTACACAGAGGTAATCCACCTTTGTCTGGTGAAAAATATATTTTAACTTCTTGGCTGCTATTAAGACCGTAATAAAAATAATTTTTTAAATTATGAAGAGTAAGAAGTAGGTCTTGCACCTACTCTAGTAATTTTTTCAGCTTCAGTTTCGCCTTCGACATTATCAGCATCCCACTCACCTTGTAAGTGAGCTAAGTGAACTGAGTCCCATTTAGTGACAAATTGTTGAAAATCTATTCCTTCGTCAGCTAAAGAACAATGAGGAGTGCTGTCTTTATGTTCTACTTCATCAGAAGAATTAGAAGTACCTGATTGAATAGCCCAAATATTTTGAAAAGCAGTGGTTGCCCAAAAAGCATCATCGTTAATTGTATATCCAACACCTTTATTAGCGCCTTCTGCATAATTTTTAATTATTATTTTGTCTTCAAATACTACTGTCCAATTTGCGTTTGTTGCCATAATGTCTCCTAAGTCTTAATAATATAAATAATTGTTAAATAAGGTTGTAATACAGAAGGGTTTGCTGTGTCGCCTGAAAAATTTGCACTCATGTTATGAGAGTGTCCACTACCAGAACCTTCGTTGTTTGTATTATAAGTACTATTTTCAAGATTTCTAGAATTTTCTGCTGGACGTGATGCTGATTGTGGAAAAGGCTGTTGTGCAACAAAACTTCTAACACTGTGACTGTGAGATGCAAGCTGCGCTGTTGATAAAGTTGCATTTGCTGTTGAGCCAGCAACATTTCCAGTAGCTGTCACTGATACAGTGTTTGCTCCACCTGTTGAACCTAAAGATTTATTGTTTGATTTTCCAACAGGTACATTGTCTTGTAAATCAGGAACGTTAAAAGTTGTTGAACCATCACCTGCACCATAAGTAGTACCTACGATTGCAAATAATGCTGAGTAAGTTGTTCTTGATACAGCTGAACCATCACATTCTAAAAATCCAGATGGGACAGATGAGTCTGACCATGGCACAATAGTTGCTGTTGGAATACCACCTTCTAACAGCTCTCCATTATTTATGATTTCTGTTCCGCCTGAAAATATTCCCATTATGAATCTCCTTTTATCTTAGATAAATTAATTTTAAATTTTTCTCCAGATAT